AGCCCACCGACCCCCCACCTCCCCCACCCGGTACCGTGGGTAACGTGAACGCCCCCAAACTCGCCCCTCCCGTCCCCGAACCCGTCAAGGCGAGCGATCCTCCCATTCCCACGGCCGCCGTCCCGACCCCCGCAAACACGGTCGCCGCACCCCCCATACTGGCATCCACGACCCCCGTCCCGGTGGCATAGTCGTACAGAACGGTTCCGCTCCCCGTCCCGGTCGTCAAGGGGTAGTACAAGGCGAGCCCACTGGGGTCGACCAAGCTCGCCGAGGAGCCTGTATACACATTCGCCACCGACACCCCGGCGATACAGAACACCGAACCCGTGGTCCCCAGGGGGTTCGTGAACGAGAACACCAGGGGGTAGTTCCCGGTCTGGGCCACCGTAAAGGGGAGATTGAAGGTATTGTATGGTACGGAACCCGAGGTCACCACACCCAACCCGTAGTTCGATAACAACGTCATACCTCCCATGGTGACGGTCAACCGCTGACCCGTCATGTACCGCCCGTCCGCCGGGAAGGCATAGAAGGACAAGACAAACTGGGTCGACCCCGTCACGGCCACGGCCAGGGTCTGGGACATGGTCGATACCACCCCCGACCCCAGTCCCACCATACCGAGGTACTGGGTCACCGTCGAGGGTAGGCCGTAAGTATAGACCGCCCCCCCGTTATAGATATAGTATTGGGCATTCCCCGAAAACTGCCAGCTCACGAGCCCCGTCGGATTCAACCCACTGGTCGCTCCCGAAGCCAGTGCCGGGATATTGAACATCCCGTTGGTCGTGGCCAGGTCAATGACGGACAACACCGTGTAGTTGAGGGTCGTCCCCGCATCCATGGTATAGTACATTCCCAACCCTCCGGTATCCACCAACCCAAAGTAGTTGTTTTGCTGGGTCACCCCGAAGCTCCATAAGGCGTACACATCGGCCGTACTCAACCCACGTTGGTAGAACCGGAGATCCTGGAGGGCCCCGTTGAAGTAGCCTCCCATTCCCCCCACCCCACCCCCTGCTCCCACCCCCACCGTGTTGGTGGTATAGGAGGTCACCGTGGGCCATGGCCCCAGACGGGTCGCCAACAACACCCCGTTCAAGTAGAACTGGTAGGTGGTACTCGTATTACCCCCGGTCCCTTGACAGGAGGCCACCATGGTGTAAAAGTACCAGGTGTTCGCCACCACCGGGTAGTTGGCGGCGACGTATTCGACACAGCCGGAGACCAAAAAGTCGAGGTATTGGTTGTTCCCCAAATACGACTTGTAGGCCAACGATATCGTACCGGCCCCCGCACCACTCCCTCCACCCCCCAACGAGAATATCGTCGCCTGAGAGGCTTGTCCACCTATAGCATAGAACCAGCCCGACATGGAAAAGCCGGCCCCCGCCACACCCCCCGCCAGACCCCCCGCCCCACCCCCCACGGTAAAGGTCGTATTCATGGTCATCGATTGTTGCTGACTCGCATTCAAGAAGAGACACGCCGACCCCATGAAGGGTTTCGGGGACGAGGTCACCAAGCCGGCCCCCCCGTTGAGTGAGGCGTCCAACACCCCCGCCCCGGTCATATAGTCGTAGACCAAGACCCCCGCCGCACTCCCCACACCTCCCGTTGAACCCGCCAACTGAGACAAGGGATAATACATGGCGAGCCCACTGGTATCCACCGCATTGTACCCGGTCCCAATCAAGGTATTGGATGCCACCCGCACATTGGCGATTCCGATACTCGAGGTCATGGACCCCGTGTTCGAAAACACAAACGACAGGGTAAACGACCCCGAGGTCGTCAACTGAAAGGGGAGATTATAGGAACTATAAGGCACCGTCCCACTACTGACCGTAAACGGCTGGTTCTTGACCAAGAGGGCATTCCCCAAGTAGACACTCATGGTATGGCCCGCTTGGTAGGCCCCGTCCAACGGAAAGGCCATGAACGAGAGCATGTATTGTGTCGTTACCCCATTCCCCACCACCAAGCTCATGGTCTGGGAGAGGGTCGTGGTATTGACCCCACCCGCCGTCCCCGCCCGAACCGCCAAGTATTGTGAGATTCCACTCGGGAGACCGTAGGTGTACCCGGCCCCGGCCCCATACACCGAATAGGAAGCCCCCGTCCCCGTCACCGACCAGCCGGGTAACACGGGTTTCTGCACCGAGGCCCCTGCCGCCACTACCGGTAAGGTAAAGCCCCCGTTGGTCACCACCAAGATGGGGGCGTACACGGCCGACTGGTTCTGGACATCAAACTGGTAGTACATATTCAGGGAATACGAATCGACCAAGGTATAGTTGATGGCATTGGTGGCGGATACACTGTTGTAGTTCCAGAGAGCGGTAATGTCTTGGGCGGTGAGCACCCGCCCGTAGAACCGGAAATCGTCCATGAATCCGTTGAAGTAGACTCCCGCCCCCCCGGCCCCCACCCCCAACAAGTTGTTGGTATAGGTGATTCCTCCGGCCCCCCCGGCCCAATTCGCCACCCCCGCCAACGTGATGGTCTGAATCAAGGTACTGTTCAAATAGAACAGATAGGTGGCCGTACCGGTCACGGCCGACCAACTCGCGGTCATGGTATAGAAATACCAGAGTCCCGGGGTGATACTGTAGTTGGAAACAATATACTCCAAGACCCCGTTCACATAGAACCGGAGGTAGTTGGTCTGACCGTAAAAGGTCCGGTATTCCAGGGAGATGGTGGCTCCCGACCCTCCCGACCCATTCAAGGAGAATATCGCCGCTCCACTGGTCTGCCCCCCCTGAGGGTAGAACCAGCCGGCCACGGTGAATCCCAAACCCGACCCCACCGCCCCCGTCGTCCCTCCCACCGACACCGAGCCCAACACCACGTATTGCTGACTCGCCGCCACCAATGACACACACCCGGAGCCCACCACCGGGGTGGGTTGGGAAGACACAATCGTCGCACCCCCCACGAACGAGGCATCCACGACCGGTAACCCCGTGGCATAATCGTTCAACAAGGTACTTCCCACCCCCACCAAGCCCGCTGCGATATCCATGGGGTAGTAGAGACTCAACCCGGTGGTATCCACGGCATAGGCTCCGATACCCGGGACCGCCGCATTGAAGATTTGCACCCCCGTCACCCCGATGTACGAGACCACCTTGGTGGGGCAGTAGAAGACCAACGATAACGTATAGGTACCATTGTTACTGATGATGAACGGTAAATTGAAGGTACTGTAGGGAGCATTCGCCACCGAACCCATGGAGACATTGTTCAACAAGGTGATTCCGTTCATGTAGACCGTCAAGGTATGTAAAGGACTCACTTCCGTCCCGGCAAAGGCACATAACGATAATATGAACGTGGTTGACCCGGTGATACCGGTGAAAGGCATGGTTTGACTGAGGATGATTTTCTGCCCCGCCGCGAGCACACTGTTGGCGGCGACAAAGTACTGTTGGGTGATGGAGGGTAACACCCCGGTGTAGTAGTTTCCTGCCCCTACCAACCCCGAACCCGGCCCGATACCGGTATAGTAGGCACATCCATACCCGGTCGACACCGTCCAGCCGTAGGTGGCAGGGGTCAAATTGAACCCCCCGTTATAGATGAAGACCGAGTTGGAAATCACCATCGTGGTGGATAAGGTCACACCTGAGTAATCCGTCACGTTATAAGGGGTAATCGCATAGTTATACGACGAGTTCAAGGACAACCCGGTATCGATATAACTGATATCGTACATCTTCCCCGGATTCGTGTAGACGACCGTACCGTTCCGTGACACCCGGTAGTAGTTATAGGCACCCGTAAACAAGAGTTGGGCACTGGTGGTACTCGTGACGGTACTGATGAAGCTGGTGAACTGAGGGAGAGTATAGATGGTACTACTGACGGCCACTCCGGCGGCGTTGGAGCCACTGTAGGGGGTCAAGGTAAAGGTATAAGGGGTGTTCGCCACCAGCCCTGTGGCGGTATAGGAGGTATCGGTCGACAGGGCTTGACGGAGGAAGGTGGTACCCGTATAGATGGTCATGTAACTGAAGCTACCCCCGAACAATATCTGGATGGAGGAGGGGGTCAATGCCCCCACCGTCGGGTTCAGACCTGCGGGGGTTGTCACACTGGCACTGGCGGATACGGCGGTCCCTGCCACCGGAGGGAGGTTCCCGTTGTAGGGGACCACCGAGTAGGCGTAGGTGGTATTAGGTAACGCCGTGGTATCGGTATACGACGTCACCGACGACCCGGGAACCGAGGCGATTTGTACCCCGTTACGCACGATACCCACCGACGAATACGTCCCCGTGTAGTTGACCACGACGGAGAAGGCGGTGACCGTACCCGTCGTCACCGAGGTCACCACGGCCAGAGTATAGGCCGAATAAGTCACCGTCTGCCCCAGTACCCCCGCCGAGTTGAAGGCACTCACCACCATCGTATGCGGTAGGTTGTACCCCGTCCCGGCGGGTAAAGTAAAGTTATAGCTGGTTAACCCCGTACTCTGGGTAAAGACCGTCGTCCCGTCCAGGGTCGCCGACAGGGAACCGTACCCCCCACCAAACAGTAACTGAATCGCCGAGGTGGTGACCGTCCCCCCCGTGATGGTCAACGACGCGGCGGATACGACGGAAAAGGAACTGGTCGCCCCGGCGAGCACGTTGGGAGCGTAGGGGGTAATCGAATACGTGTAGGGGGTATTCGCTACCACCGTATCGTCGTAGGTCGCCCCCGTGACCCCGTAGTAAGTGATAGTGGATGAGCCCGAGGTACGGGTGATATTGGCATTGTAGTAGACCCCGGACAGATTCAAGGTGATGATGGACGACCCCACCGTCAACGCCCCGAACGCCGACAAGAAGGGTTGGGTGTAGGCCAATGCGGACACATACACCCCCGAGATATCCCCGGTGGTCACCCGGCTGAAGGGCACCACAAAGTAGGTATAGGCCGTATCTGCCGCCAACCCGGTATCGACATAACTCGTCCCCGCCCCCGCGTTTATCGTCGTCACCACGGTCCCGTTACGTTGAATAACCACATAATCGTAGACCCCGGTAAACGACAGACCAATCGCCCCCGAGGTATCGACCTGGGTACTCCCCCCCGCCACCAAAGACGTGACCGTGGGTAAGGCCACATAACTGACCAAGAACCCCGCCCCCGCGACTTTCCCCGGATTGTAAGGGGTGAACAAGTAGGTGTATTGGGTATTGGCCACCGTGGTACTGTCCGTAAACGTGTTCCCCGAGGTGATACGTGAGACCTTTTGGTCATTACGCGAGACATCAAAGGAGAAATACGCCCCGTTCACGGTATAAGTGGTCTGCCCGGCGGTGGCATTGGCTAACACCACCGACCCAATACTGGGGAGGGCATAGGTGATATAAGTATAAGGTACCCCCGTCGCCCCCGCCCCGTTATGGGGAATCACGACATAGGTATAGGTCGTATTCGCCGTCACCGTCGTATCGGTATAAGACACATCATACACCTGGCTCGCCAACCCCGTACCGTTACGGGAAATATCAAAGTACGTGAAGGTGTTCCCCGAATCGTTCAACATGATCTGGACCGCCGATGTCGTGGTCAACGGGCCGTTGGTGGCCGTGACCACGAGAGGAAGGGTGGCGGTGGTCAAGGTGACTGCCGCCCCCGAGACATCCAACGGGTTGTAGGGGGTAATGACATACGTATAGGAGGTGTTGGCCGATAGCCCCGTATCCGTATACGTCGACTGCTTACCCAGACTCTTCATTCCGGGAATCTCCACCCCGTTACGGGTAATGAGGACATAACTATAGGACCCCCCCGTATAATTCAAGGTGATCGTTTTGGTGGCTGCGGACGTGTAGAGCTGGTTGGAGGCAGTCGAGAGAATGGGGAGGGCGTAGGCTTGGACGGTGACGGCGGCCCCACAGATATCCACCGCCCCGGAGACCAGACTCGTGGATACGGGATAGACGATGAAGGAATAGAGAGTGTTCAACGCGATACTAAATGTCATGGAGGTCGATGTGAATTTGTTGTATATTCCGGTCCCGGACCCCGTGGCCGTATTGACTTGTGAGACCAAGACATAATCGTAGTTACCGTTGAATCCCAAGGTCACCGAGGAGGTGGTCAAGGCCACGGTCGTCACCCCACTCAAATAAGCCAACGTCTTGGTCGTGGCGGTGACGGCCACCCCGGTCCCCACCCCTCCGCCCACCCCCACTCCCGCGGCCACTCCCAGGGGGTTGTACGGGGTCACCACATAATTATACACCGTGTTGGGGACGAGACCCACGGTGTCGGAAATGGCCGTCCCGATATTGGAAAACAGGGGGCTCGAACCGTTCATCAAGGTATAGCTTGCCACCGTGGGACTGGTCCGTGTCACCGTAAACCCGGTATACGTACCACTCACCACCAAGGAGGTGGAATAAGCTGTCGTATTGGCCGAGACACAGTAGGCCGAGGTGACCACGGGGGAAGTATAGTAGGCAAACGTGACGGTTCCTCCGTATCCCACGGCATTGTAGGGGACAATACTGAACTGGTACTGGGTGTTGGGGTTCAATCCCGTGGTGTTGTAGACGGTCTGACTCGTCACCCCACTCAATATCGTGGTCGTCCCCCCGTAGGTCACCGAGAGAGAGTTGTAGTTGGTATACGGCCCTAAAAACCCGATACCCAATGAATTGGACGTTGAGGAGACACCGACCACCGCATTGTTGGCCAAGTAGGGAAGGGTCGTCACACTCAACGAGGCGGTACTTCCGGAGAGGTCCGTCTCATTGTAGGGTACCAAGTCATAAGTATAAGTCGTATTGGGCGACAACCCGTAATCCGCATAAGGGGTATAGGCCGAGGCTCTGACCGAGGTCAACAGTCCCCCGTTTCGGTAGAGTTTGGTGTAAGCGTAGCTACCTCCGGGGAAACTGATCCGGGCCCCGCTGGTGGTGACATTACTGGTGGCCACCCCCGCACTGTTGAGTAGGGGAATCGAGTACATGACAATGGAGAGAGGTGAGCCGGAGATATCCAGAGCATTGAAAGGCACCACGGTGTAAGTATAGGGGACATCGTATCCCGTGACCGTGGTGTCGGTATAAGACACATCGTACGCCTTGTTCCCCTCGTTCAACAGGGTCGTCCCTTGGTACACCTGGACATAGTGGTACGACCCGGTGAACATGACCTGGACGGAGGACGCGGTCTCGCGACCCGGAGTCAAGGTGGCCAAATAAGGTAAGGTGGTGATGGAGGATAAGGTATAGCCCACTCCGGCGTCTCCGGTGACATTGCACGGGACCACCACATACGTATACGCGGTATCGGGGAGGCAGGTATTATCCGTATAACTCGTCAACGGGGCGGACACATTCGCGGCCAAGGCCGTCGCCCCCAGGTCGTTCCGGTAGATATTGACATACGTATACGTCCCGGTATAGGTCAAGGTGATGGAACCCGTGGTGTAACTCGATATCGAGGCGGACGTAATCCGAGCCATGGTATAGGTGGTTTTCACGATACCGTCCCCCCGAGTATTCACCATATTAAAGGGAATCACCTGGTACTGATAGGGGGTATTAGGTTGAAGGGCCGGTACCCCCACCCCGAGGTTGGTATTGTTATCGACAAATGAGCTCCCCGAGGTTTGTCCGAGGTAGTATCCCCCCCGGTAGATATTCGCCACCGTGTACTGAGGCACGGTATCCAAGTTCAAGGTAACAGAGGTATATGTCTTGGTTCCAAACGCCAAATTGGAAATGGCGGCGGCGGTGGTGACCCCCGTAATCGTCGCACTGGTACCCTGGAGAGGGGGATTGTCCGAATTATACGGTACCGCGGTGTAGGTGTACTGAGTATTGGCGGTGAGACCCGAGTCTTGGAAGTAGCTACCGGTAATACCCAAGGCGACGGTGACCGGGGTCGCCGAGGGATTCACCACGGTGTTACGGTACAGGTTCACGAAATTGTAGTTCCCGGTGAAATTCACCAAGACGGTGTGGGCAAACAGATTTGTCGCCGTGAGGGAACCCACGGACAAATTCGAAAGAGTATATGCGGTGAGAATGAGACTCGCCCCTGCCACCGGTACCGCCGCACGGTTGTAAGGGGTCACGGTGTAGACGTACTGGGTATCTCCCATGAGACCACTGTCCGTATACGTTCCCCCCGTACCCCTCGTCGTCAAGACCGTCCCGTCACCCCGGGTAATGGTGACATACTCATAGTACCCGGTATAGTTGATGACGACGGACTGGTAGGTCACCGTCCCGGCCACCACCCCGGTGAGTACGGCGGGGGTGGTGACACTCAAGGTCGCCGACGCCCCGTTCTCTCCCAAGTTCTGGGGTATCACCGTGTACACGAAGGTGGTATTGGGGTACCCGACAATCCCGCTGTCCACATAGAAACTCCCCGTCGCCCCGGTCACCAAGAGGGTACTACCCCGGTAGATGGCCACCGTATCAAATTTCCCCGTCCAGCTCAAGGTCACCGCGGAGGTACTCAACGAACTGACTGTCAACGAGCCCGTATCCAAGAGGGGATAGGTATAGGCCACCAAGGATTGGGAAGTACCCTGTACCGCGGCCCCGAAGGGGGTGATGACATAGGTATAGGGTGTATCGGCCATGAGCCCCGTGTCTGTGTAGGTGTTCCCCGTGACCCCCGACACCAACAAGGCCCCGTTTCGGTAGATGTTGACCGAGACAAACGAACCGGTATAGTTCAACTGGATGGAGCTGATATCCTCATACCCGGTACTGATGGAGGTGATATAGGGTATGTTGGCCGTGGTCGTGGCACTCAAGGAGACGTAGGTACCCTGCTGCCCTCCACTGTTGTACGGAGCCAACGAGTAAGCGTATGTGGTGTATTCGTTCAGCCCGGTATCGATATAGGGGGAACTCGTAATGGCCGCTCCCCCGTTGACCACCACCCCGTCTCGGTACAAGTACAAGTAACTGAACCCGTTGACCCCCGTGAACGAAATCGTCGCCGAGGACACCGTGGTAGCCGTGACCGAGACCCCCGATAAGAAGGCGTATTGGTACACGTTCACCGTCAAGCCCGCCCCCGTATTACCTAATACATCATAAGGGGTCACCGTGAAGGTGTAATCCACGCCGGTGGTGAGCCCCAAGAACGTCGAGGACACGTCCGAGGTGGTGATATCGGCCACGTTACTGTCACTGGTACAGTGGATGACCACATGGTCGTAGGCCCCGGTGAAGACAATCTGGGCCGAATTGGTGGTCTGGGCGCCGGCACCGGCCGAATACAGTACGGGTAGGGTCGAACCGGTCAACACCACGGCGGACCCGTCTTGGGGAGGGAAAGCCTGGTTGTAGGGGGTAACCACGTACCGATATCCGGTATTGGGTGACAACCCGGTATCGACCCAGGTCGTACCGGTCACGGAGGGATTCGTGTATAACAAGACATTCCCCGTCGTGTCGTAGCGGGCCACCTTGACATAGTTGTATGCCCCCGTCAGATTCAAGGTGAGGGTACGGGCCGTGGCACTCCCCACATACGACCCCGATCCCCCACCCACGGTCACCGCCGCGTAAGTGTACCCGGTGAAGGTGTACGGTACCCCCGTGTATCCCCCCGAGTTGTAGGGGGTAAACACATACGTATAGATACCGTTCGGGGCCAGCCCGGTGTCACGGTAGGAGGAGGCCGGGGGGGTGGCCTTGGAAAAGACCGTGGCCCCGTTACGTGACAAGTCGAATAGCGAATACACCCCCGTGATGACCAACTGGATACTCGTCGCATCCGTCTTGGTCCCCGCCGTCACCGAACTAATAATGGAATTGGTCACCACCGAGAACGCCAACGACACCCCCGCATCGTCCAAGACGGAATAAGGGGTGATCACATAGGTGTATGAGGTATTGGCTGTGAGCCCACTGTCCACATAGATACTGGAGGTATAGTTGGTGATGACCCCCATACCATTCCGAGAAATATCCACATAGCTGTACGAGCCATCATACATGAATTGTAACTGGGAGGACGTCACTCCGTTCACCACCGTGGTCAAATTCGATTGTAGTGTGGTCGAGTAGATAAACGGGGTCAACACAGGGGAAGTATAGGTGGATATGTACAGGCTACTTCCCGGGTGATTGATGGCGTTGTAGGGCACCACGACGTACTCGTATAACATATTGGCCATCAACCCGGTATGAGCAAAGGTCTTGGTGGTGTTGACGTAGCTGACCAGGGTATTGTTTGCGTAGATATCGACATACGAATACGAGCCGTCGAACACCAGGGTGATACTGGAGAGGTTTTTGGTACTCACCGCGAGGTGGGTCAAGACGGGGGCGGTCATGGTGGACAAGGAGGCGGTGGAGCCGGGTTGGTTCAGCTGACTGAAAGGGTAGATGGTGTAGATATACTCGGTATTGGCCATCAACCCACTGTTGACACACGAGTTTCCGAGACTTTGGACCACGACGGCGGACATATCCACGGACACACTGTTGTTGTATATGGTCACCGAGCTGTAGGCACCACTGTATCCCAAGGTGATGGAATTACCGGTGATGTTGGTGGTGACAAAGGAGCCGGGGTTCAAGAGGGGGAGGGTGGACGAGCTGACCGACAAGGAGGTCCCCGCATTGTTACTGACATTGTAGGGCACGACGGTATAGTTGTACGGGTAAAAATTCGAAATCAGTCCGGTGTCCAAGAACGAGGCGTCGGTGACCCCGGAGATGTCGAGTAACCCGTTCCGGTAGATGGAGACATGGTCGAACGAGCCATCGTAGGCCACATATAAGCTGGTATGATCCGTCCCGTTGGGGTCGATGTAGAGGTGTTTGAGAGAGGGTAAGGTATTGACCACAAAGGTATAGGGGGGACTGGGCTTTCCCAAAGCATTGTAGGGGATGATGGAGTAGGTATAGAGTGAGTTACTCAGGAGCCCTAAATCGACATAGGAATCCGCCCGGTAGTTGACCGCCCGTGACCCGACCACCCGAATCGACGCGGACACCACCTCATCCATGGCCACCCCGGAGGGGTCCAAGACCCCGTAGGGGTCCACCGTGCGACTCATGGTCTCATCGTCCCACGACACCACCGAGCTGGCGAGGACCTTACCCGTACCCCGGGGCTTCGCCCCCAAACAGGCCACTTCCACGATACCACGTCCCCCCGTACTCTGATTCCGGGTGATACTGATGGTGCTATAGGTACCCGATACATCGATGGCGACACTACTGTTCGACACGGCAGGAGAACCGTAAGAGGAGGTGGCCAAGGTATAGATGGTGGGGAGGCTCAAGGTGGCCCCGGCGACCCCGATATTCCCGTTACAGATATCGATATGGTAGGGGGTCAACGTGTACTGGTAGGGGGTATTACTCGTCAGCCCGGTATCCGTATAAGAGACATCCGTCCAGTATGAACTCAACACACTCCCATTACGGGTCACCGCCAGGTAGTCATAGGCGCCGGTATACACCAGCTGAATCGACGTGGCCGTCAGGATTTCGTTGACCGAGGCGTCAATCGCTGGGTAGGAAAAGGTGACCAACGACCGCCCCGCCCCCGGTAACCGAGTCGGGGCCGGGTTGTAAGGTACAATACTGTACGCATAGAGGGTATTACGATTGACCGAGGTATCGACAAAGAACGACCCGGTATAATTCGACGCCACTACGACATTGTCCGTCGTCCGGCGAATCGTTACACTCCCGTAGTTACCACTGTAGTCCAACTGGATGGAGGTGGCCGAGGTCGAACCCGGGTCGACATAGAAGCTTGCCAACGTCGGGAGGGAATAGACGGGGAGGGTGACGGGGTTACCGGCCGTCCCGTCACTATGGTACGGGGTCACCGTGTAGGTATATCCCGTGTTCGCCGTGATACCGTTGCTGTCCACATACGAGACATCGTATAACGCCGCCACCGAGAGCCCCCCGTCACTCCGACTCAAGGCCACGTAGTCGTAGTAGCCGGCGAACGTCAAGCCCACCGTACTGGTTGTCGTGGTCGAAGATTTCACCCCGAAAGACGACACCGTGGGGTAGGTGACGACCCCGTTGAGGGTGACCGATGCCCCAGATAAATCGTAGGGGTTGTAGGGAACCGCCGTATAATCATAGCCCTGGTTACTCGCCAAGCTCACATCTTGGTAGGTCGACCCCGTCAACTTCACCCCTACCAAGACCCCGTTCCGGTAGAGATTCACATACTGGTAGTTTCCGGTGAAATTCAACAGTACACTGGTGGTGGTGACGGTACCTCGGGTAAAAGACACCAATCGTGGTAAGGTATAGATGGAGATATTGACGGGTACCCCCACTTCCCCCGTATTACTCTTGGGGATCACCGTGTAGTTATAGAGGTAGTCGTCGGTGAGACCGGTATCCGTGAAGGAGGTATCACGCACCCCCACCAAGGACAGCCCGTTACGACAAATATCGAAAAAGTCGTACTGTCCCGCCAAGACCATGCGAATCGTATTCACCGTCGCGGTAAACGCCACTGGAGTCGTGATAATTGGTAAGGTCTTCACCACCACGGTACCCTGCGAGCCGGCTTGGTTGACCGGACTGGCCAAATTGAAAGGCACCACCGTGTAAGTATATGTTGTGTTTCCCAAGAGTCCCAGGTTACTCGGCCCGTAGACATCGGTATAGTTGGTCCCGTAGACGTTGGTGGCGATGGTGACCCCGTTACGGCAAATATCGACATAATTGTACGTACCGGCGAAGCCAATTTGGACGGAATAACCGGTCACGGTACCCGCGGTGACCGAGCCGGTATTCAACGAGGGGAGGGTATAGGCATTGACGGACAGTGCCGCCCCATTGTTGGCATTACCAGAGATATCATAGGGAGTGGCGGTATAACTGTACGCGGTATCGACCATGACGTTGGTATCCACATACGACACGTCCCTGTAGACCGAGGTAGTGAGCCCTCCGTCCGACCGGACCAGTTTCACATACGAATACGCCCCGGTGAAAAGGATTTGGACCGAGGTGGTTGTTTGGGTACCGACATAGAAGCTCGTCAAGGTCGATTGGGTGGTCTGTGAGACACTCTGGGCCAGGCCACGTTGGTCCAAGACATTGTAGGGGTAGATATAGTAAGTATAGTTGGTGTTGGGTACCACGGTCGTATCCGCATAAGAAGTGACCCCGGCCGAAATATTCCCCCCCAGCTGGGTCGCCGTCCCCCCCGCCGTACTTCGGTAGAGTTTGACATAACTATAGGTACCGTTGAACGCCAACGTCACATTGTTACTGTTGTACGAACTCACCACAAAGGAGTTGGTCGTGACCCCTCCCAAGGTCCGGGTACTGTAGGTCAACGTGCCCCCGTTCCCCGACCCATTGTATGGAACGACGGTGTACGAGTAGCTGGTATTGGCCGTCAAGCCCGTATCTAAGAAGGAGATATCGTACAAGGCTTGCGCCACGACGGCCCCATCCGAGCGGGTCACCGTCAAATACTGGTACGCTCCGGAAAACAACAGTTGGAGGGAGGTGGCGGTCTGAACCCCCAAGGTCACCGAGGCCAACACCGGTAAGGTCGTAAAGGACCAAGACTGGCCCGGATAGGACGTGACATCCCCGATGACGTTTTGGGACGTCACCGTATACGTATACGTGGTATTGGCCTGGAGTGCCGTATCGGTGTAGGACGCCGAGCCCGAGGTCACCAAGGCCGTGGACCCCCGGTCGTTACGATACAACACATACGAGGCATAGGCCCCGTTGACACTCAACCCCACGGAGGAGATATCGATATAGGTGCTAGTCAGGCCCGATACTTTGGAGAGGGTATAGGTGGTCAACGAGGTGGGGGTCGAGGCCCCGGGTGAATTACCCGAGGTGTAAGGAATCATATAGTAAATATACGCGGTGTTGGGGGAAAGTCCGGTCCCGTTGTTGTTATCCGTATACGTGGTATCCGCGGCCACTCCCGAATAGATGATATAGTTCCCCGAGCCCCGACTGATGGTATAGGTATTGAAGGTACCCGTGAAATTCAGCTGGATGGAGGTGGCGGTCTTGGTACCCAAGGAGTACGACATGGAGGCCACGGTCACGGTGGGGGCGGGAGGGGGAGGGGGAGAGGTGGTGACCGAGACCGTATAGGGGGTACCGGCAATGGACCCCACAAAGGGCTGGAACACATAGGAGTAACCGGTGGCGGGGTTGACGGTAGTATCGGTATAGGTGGAAGTCCCGACGGCGGATCCGTTGTTTAATTGGACCCCTCCCCGTGAGACCATGACGGTGGTGTACTGCCCGTTGAACCCGAACGACACCAGGTAAGGGCCGACGGAGTTGACGACGACCGTGAATCCCATGTTAGATGCATTGGTCAAGTTGGCGAGCCGGATCAAGAGGGGGGCGGAGACGGTACGTGAAATGGAGCTATTGGTCAAATTTGAGGTTTCGACAAACGTACCACTCGTATTCGATAACGCATTGTAGCAGGCATCTTGGTCGGCACCGTAAGCTGCGGTACTGATCATGGTGGTACTGGTGAACGCCCCCGCCAAAATCCCGAGATTGAGGGTGATCTGGATACCGTTCCCGGGAATGAAGATCAAATCGTCCTCGAAGAACCCGTCGGTGACACCGTAGTTGGAACGGTCGTAGGGGTGGCTGGCGGTGGTACCTGACGAGGGGTCACGGTTCCCAAAAATATTCGTATCCACGGCATAACGTAAAAGCTGGGTGATGTTACTGACGGTGATTTGGCCACTGAGGTCGTTGATAAATGCCCCGTTTCCGTCCGCGGGGGCACCGTTGATGATATTGATAAAGGCCGAGGCATCGAACACCCCGTGATTGGGGTAAAAATCGTTGAGTCCCCCGAAGAAGGTGGCCGCACCATACAAATTATTGGAACCGAGCTGACCCTTGAAGCCAAAGTATTTTTCGACATAATTGGTGAATTCTTCGTAGATGGTAGAGAGAGCGCCGACACTCACCACGCAGTCCGAAGTGATCCCATTGACAAACTGACTGGCGGTCAAGGTCAACGAATCGTAGTATAGTTCGTTGTTGGAGATATCATAAAAGTGGGTGGAGGTCACATTAATATTATTGAGATCTTTGGTGATACCGATCATGGTGTTAAAAGTACGTACATCGAACAAGACTTCGACGGCGTTGGTGACATCATATTGGAAGATGGTCGCCTCGGTGAGAGTATGGATGGTGTCAAAGGTCTGCTGGGTTTGAAACCCCCCCGACGCGGGCATGACGAATACCGGCCCATTGTAGACGTAATCCAGGGCGGGGGCTGCCATGTTGGGGGATGCCATGTTGTTACTGTTGGCGACTGTGTATATACTAGGGACCTAGAATCCTATTCTGGTGTTCTATCCCGCACTCGATGATACGACCCAATACTCACCGGTGGTATGATAATATCCTATGACACGACTCCACCCTACCATGGTGGGGTCGTGACGGGTCAACCATCCATTTCATCTAAACACCATGGGTGATTTCGAGCTCACCCATGAGCTAGCCTGCGCAAGCCTCCGAGTCGAATCGGTGGTAACCGGTCTTAATTGTAATAGGGATTATCGGTAATTTTCATCGAACAGTACTCGGTGGGTTTCTGGGAGTAATCGATGGGTTCGTGGATCCCGGCTTCTTTGGCGTTTTGGAGTAAAAACTTGAAATTGTCCCAGAATTGGGTCGTATGGCCGATGGTGGAACAGGAAATATGGCTTAATTCGTGGATGGCGACAAAGGTGAGAGTATGTTCATCGATGAGGTTCTCCTTCCCCCCCTTGGTGACGTTGAGACAAAAGGCAATTTTCTCCCCCTTGTTTTCACTGTAGGCGGTATAGCTACTGGTGGGGAGTATTTCTACGATTTTTTGGGGATTGAAATTTTTCACCAGTAGCTTGACACATTCTTTGTGGGGGTGCTTTTCTCCGACATAATCGACCAGGTCCCGGCATTTCTCGGCCACTTTGGCCAACAAGTCGGCGGATTCTTGGATACGGTGGCGTTCACGTACACAGTATTTGTTCCCGTCCACGGTGGACACGATACACTTCAGTTCAAAATCGTCGGTTCTAAAGTAGATGTACACACATATCACGAAGATGATAAAAAGGATGGTGTAACCGAGGATATCCAACCAATATTGTGTCATGGGATATATTGGAGAGCGTATAAGGTATATCTCGGTTTTATCGTTGTCTCGTGGGGTCAGCCCCAGCTGCCCAGCCACCCACCCGCCCAGCCACCCACCCATTAACCTACTGAGAACATATGATACAAGTCATGAATCATATGGTCATTGTTTGTCCATTACTCATATATCGAGTGATTTAGCGTTGGCCTTGGCCAATTTCCAGGGGGATACGGGCATAGTCCGGCTCGATGGTGGATTGGAGCCAGGGGCCGGTATTTTGCTTCTCGATGATGGGGTCAGAACGGAGTTGGTAGTTGGCATTCTTCAAGGTTTGGCCGATGGTGTCGAGGCCGATATGGTAGCCGGCCTGGAGGAGATCCGGGATGGCGACGTTACCACCCACGGGGTTGAGGGTCGCCCACTGGCTGTTTTGGTCCTTCGGGAGGAGGTCGGTGGGGTTCGCCACGGCTTGGGCGGTGTAGCCGGTGGCCGCCGGGGTCGTCGTGGCCGGCACCGTTGCCGTCGGGGCGGAGACGGTGTTGGCCGTGCCCTGGGGCATCACGGTGTTAGAAGCCGCCGAGGTTGAGGGGAAAGCACCCGCACCGTCGGTCATTCTGTCTAAAACGGTTCCCTTGTACGAGGAGTATGTCATCAGAACAAAACATATCACCAATAGAACAATAATGGGAATCCATTTTTTAGTGAAAAATTTCGACAAACCCGCCTGGAACGCTTTCAACATGATTTATGTATATAGTCGGTGGACAAAAAATTTGTAAATGAAAGGGGGTCTGATGATAACCCGAGGGGTGACATGGGAGGAGGTTTTCGCCATAGGGCTAAAAAGACCCGACCCCCTCCCCGGCCTCCCCCCCGACCCCCTCCCCGGCCGTCGGCCCCAGGGTGAAAATATCCAGGGGTTCTTGGATCATATAAAGTTCCTTGATGCGTTTGGCCTCCAAATAGGCGGATATGGCTAAATTACGGGCTTCCTCGGCCTTTTTCTTGGCGGAGGTGTACATTTCGTAATAGACGTCGTTACGATTTTTTAATTGGAAGTCGATGGGTTCTTGGATGTCTTCGGGATGAAAATCGACCACTTCCACCTCGGGTTCCTGGGGACCCTTCACCGTACCCTCGAGGTACGGGTCCTCGTCCAGTTCCAGGGATATGTCCCCCCCGATGATGAGGGGGTTTCTCCCCGAGTCGTCCTCCGAACCCTCGTCCAAACCCTCGTCCAAACCCTCGTCCAAACCCTCGTCCAAACCCTCGTCCAAACCCTCGTCCATCTCCTCCACCTCCCCTCCCACCTCCAACCCTGGGGTCGAAAGGGGGTCTTCGGGGTAAGTAGGTAGGGGAGTGGTAGGTTCCAGGACCGCCGGTGGTTCGTGGACCAATTCCTCTAAAGGAGGAGCGGTCGCCACCCCGACGCCACCCCCCACCACCATACCGGCCCCCTCGTCACCGACGACCCGTCGAGGTTTGGTAATGATACACCGGTCAAAGAGGTTACTCTTGGGTAACACCAACATCTGCTTGACTTCAATGTCAATTTGGAAACTCCGGGTCGAACACTTGATACCCTGGATTTCCCAGATGGTCATGACACTGGTACCGTCTAAAATGGATTCCATCGGAAGCTCCTGCTCCTGCTCGTCAAAGATGCGTAGGGTACATTTTCCTAAACGGGTCGGGATGTGGGTCCGGGCGATGTAGAACTTACCCGACTTGTAGATTTTGAGGGGAGAGGTAAAGGAGCTCTCGATATCGTGCATCTCGAGTTCCGTCTCGAACCATTTCGACCGGTGATTGAAGATGTATTTTTGTGAGTAGTTCTCTAAATCTTCTATCCAGCGGATGAAAGACTCGTCTTCGTTGGTGAATAGTAGGTCACAAAATATTTTCTTACCTCCTTTGATGAAACCTTGTTTCGTCACCGCTTTTGGGGGTTGTATGTAGAGAGGTGACCCGTTTATCAGGTATTTGATGAAATAGTTCCCCGAATTCACAAAAGTGGGGTTGGTGAGCACGAGCTGATCAAACGGAAAGGAAGTATTGGGTTCAAATATTTGTTCCATGATAAGATTTAGGTGTAAATTGTCTATATATCGTTGACGCGGGTGGACACAACCGACCCCCTCCGCACCGCGTTCACCCCGAGATTTTCGAACCCACCCGAAAATTATGAAATGACCACTTCCACCATCCGTGATTCATGTATCGAATTTTTTCAAAAGGAGGAGATTAAACACTATGTGAAGGAGATTCTACGTCCCATTGTCCAAATCATCTATAACGAGGTTTATCCGTACATCTGGCTCATATGTTTCTATAGTGTATTTTTGATTTTTCTGACTTTAGCCAACCTGGGACTGTTGTTATGGATACGTACATTGATGGTGTCTACCCGAGCCTATACCCCCTCACTCCCACCCTCGTCGATGACCCTTCCCCCTCTTTAGAGTTGGCCCCCCCCTCTCGGCCCCCACCTCTCGACCGAGGAATCAAATCCAAGGATAAGGTATAGTGGTCTACCATAATAGTAGCATGAAAGGTGAGCGTAAGAATCGTTCGAAGCGGGGAGGAGATGCGGGGGCGTGGATGGCCGCAGTGGCGGGTCCGGCGAACCTGCAGCAGGGGACCAACGGAGCGAGTGGAATGCTCCAGTACAATACTAACCCCGCTCTGGCGGTGGGGGGCCGGCGTAACCGCCGGGGAGGGACCATGTTTGCGGATTTAGCGGTCCCGGCCGTGTTGGTGTACGCCCAACAAAACACCCCTCGTTCCACGAAGAACACCCGCCGCCGGCGTTCCAACAAGCGTGTCACCCGTCGCCGTTAAACCTCACCCCGTACCTAACTATACGGATAGTATAGATAGGTCCCCCTCACCCCACGATGGAAGCCCCCCCACCCCTCACCATTCCCCTGGGACTGGAATTACGTCGTGAACCCAATGAGTTCACCCATACCCCACTCATGGTCCCCACCGACCGCCGTACGGTCATGATGATGATGGGAGGTGGTCTCACGAATGATATGGTACCTGTCCCCCTCTTTGAGGATATGTTGAAGTCGGTATCAGAAACGGTGGACCCGACCAAGAGCACCCGGCGGCGACGGGTGGTCACGATGCGGCGACACAAATAAACCACCCCATCCATCTCCACCCTCCACCCCCATCCCCATCCCCCTATATATCACCCCTTTCACCGGTGATATATATGTATGAATCCATTCCCCCTACACCCCATCATGTCATCATATCATCATCAATACTCGGACCATTTCTGGTAGTTGAACGCATTGATGGCGGCGTTCTTGGCCAGCTCCGCCTTCCCATCCCGAATCGCCTCCTCGGCCAACGAGAGACGGTTTCCACTCAAATCATTCGGTCCCGGTTTTGGTTTCACCCCAAAACAGTTGGCCCCGAATTTGATATAGGGATTACCCATATAACCTCCGTTGATACCCGGGCGTCCACAATCGTTCTTATGGGTCTTGGTGATCTGGAGTTTGTTCCAGGTATCCTTCTGGGTCGGGAAGAGGGCCATTTGGTCCTCGGACCAGCCGTAATTGCACCATTCTCCTCCATTGTTGTACGAGTGTTCAATATCGTCGTAGTTGGCGAGCCGAGCCCCGTAGGCCTGGCACACGGCCTGAGCCTCGTCATACGTATAGAGATTGTTCGACACATTGAACACCTCCTTCTTGGGGGGAAGGGTCGGTATCACGGTCACCGCTGCCTTCGGGGTCACCAGACGTCCCCCCGAGATATCCACCCCCGAAGCATCCGTCTTCCGTCGTATCACCCCTCCCGAGATATCCACCGGTTGGTTCGCGTTGTTCGGTAAAAGATTCCAGGCGTCAATGAGAGGATTCAGTAGTAAATCCACAATCGAGAACCCAAAGAAGTACTTGAAGACCAACCCAAACACATCAAAAATAAGGAGCCCCCATACCACACCCTCGAACAGAATGACCGAATAAGGCTTGTTGACCCCCATGGGCACCCGAAGGATGAATAGGAACATGTACTTCAGGATAATGAAGAAGAGGATGGTGAAGAAACTACTGGGCTTGTCCAAGAAATCACGTAGACCCACGAAGAAGTTTCCGAGGAAATTTTCGACATCCGCCTCGGAGCTAGAGAAGTAGTAGTACATGGCAAAGAAGATGAAGATTATCACCGCAAAGCCGTCGATGAACCAACTGTTGACCGACGAAGCAATGTTTCCGCCTAAAACCAAGTACATCATTCCGTAGAGTAACATGTACAACACGATAAAGGAAATCAGCATCACGATATTGGATTTGGTAAAGACGGTCTGGAACCCCACGGTGGCGTTGGATGCCACCGACCCCGACCCCGACGACGACGCCGACCCCGAGTAGGTGGGAAATATGGTACTCGGGGCATTGGTGGGGGGAGGTAACGATATCTGATGTAGGGCATTCTGATTGGGACCAGATGTAACAGTGGTACTCATAGATAGGGACAAGTATTATATGATGTGTATCGGTAGTGTCACGTATACGTATACTATATTATACAATATGAGGATAATATGCCGTCTCCCCGAGACCTACCCACGCAAACGGTAAAAGAGGCAATAAGCCATGGGAGTAATCATCTTGTTGGGGTCGTCGAGACGTTGGTGTAACATGTCGTTGAAATGGAGCCACTCCTTTTGTGAGTTTTGGACAAAGGCGGTATAATGCCCTCCCATGACCCCCCCAATATGGTTACAGACCCCCATGAGGTCGTAGACATATTTTTTCGGGTTGTACCCACAGACATACTTGGACAAATCGAGTGATTCTATTGGAAAAGTCACTAAATCCATCCGCTTGTTCCGACCGTATGCCGTGAACCGTTTAAAGGTGACCACGAGTACCTTGGGAAAATTCCAGAATAAAATCCGTTTCTTGACCGTCTCATGGGAGCGGGTCTTTTCGTTAAAAACGGCGTTCCCACCCTCCAATACCTCGGCTTGGGTAAACAGGTCCAAACAGTCGTATATCGTAGGCTCAAGCATCGTTTCGTGGGAGGGTATGGGGAGATCCAGGATGAAGTACATTTCGGGTTTGATACTCACTACCCGGGAACCATCCGAACTCGTAATCTCGGACACATAAATCCCGTAGAAGATGTCCATAATCTCGGAATATTCCTTCTTGTAGACGACCTGGAGCATTTTGTAGCATTCCACGGCGGTATTGTCCACGGTATTCTGTCGTTTCCCGGTGATTTTCATTTTGATACCTCGGGAAATCGTGGTATGGAGGCATTCGATGAAGAAGAGGAGGAATTCGGGCATATCGTTCTGAGCCCATCCGGTGAAAATTTCCTTGTTTTTGACTTTGGCTAGATGTTGGAGATGATGCAAAAATTTGTTGGGCGAAATGACCCCATTGGTCTTCCACATCAGTTCTTGGAGTTCCACCCACTCGTTGGTCAAATATACCTCGGGGACGGTGGTGCCGTCCTTGTTGACACGTTTATGGATGTTTCGGACCAAGAGATGTTCGTTCAGTTCGTAGACATGGTTGAGGACTTGTAGACAGGCGTTCATGAAGCAGGTATTACCGAGGTTCGCTAAACCGGTGTATCCTTGTCCATGGTAGCGGGATATATCCAAGGACATGGTGAAGGATGAGGTTAGACTGTACTAGATTATAACGGATGTTGGCTCTATATGGATTCGCCCCATCCCATCCCGCCCTCACCCGGTGATACCAAAGTGTTCTTTGATGATACTGGATTTGGAGACCCCGGTCGGTTTTTCACTTTGACGGCGTACCTTGTACACCCCGTAGGTCGAGGGTTTGGTGGCTCCCCCATGCCCCGTGCCCCCTCCGGTGATACTGTTATTTGTACCGTAGATGTTGGTCAAAAACTCTTCGTTGTCTTCATGTAATTCGGGTAAGATACGGGTCATGGGTTTATCGATCACCAACAACAAATGGTCGGATTTCAAGAGCTTACGGTATTCTTGGATGGTGAGGTTCCCGTAGTATTTTTCGAGGGTATAGTAGGGATTGGGGGCGGGCTTGATGTTCCGTTTATAGTCATAAATTTTGCTATAGATTTGGTTGAGGAGGTGGTAGCGTTCGAACCTGGTCGAGTCGTCAATATTTTCTTTCATGAGAAATGCCGCGGCACATTCGGGGCGACAGAAGGACCCGTAACCGTGAATGGTCCCGTCCATTTCGTATTTGGGGATATAGCATTCGGGATTGTCGAAATCGTAGGTACACCAGAAACAGGCGGATTTCTTATCCATAAAAGCCATGTTTTTGAACAACGAGATTTTGAGTTTCTTGAGTTTGGTATTGATCTCTTTCATGGTGACGGAGGATTCGGGTTCGATATTCTCAGGTGGAACCTCCCCCCCTTCCGGGGTGTCAGACCCCAGGGTCGAGGGTAAGGTGGGTCGATTGACGGATTCCAGGTAGGCGTAGTGTTCAGAGGAAGACCGAGGAACCGGTCCTCCTCCACCCAGCCCATCATCCAGGACGGTATAGGGATCCGCGGGCTGGTAGGTCATGATATCGGGAGGTACATGGGGGTTGTAGACGAGGGGGTCGGTGAGTTGCCGGTTCATGTCCTCGTTGTAGTGTTCAAGGTCGTTCATCGAGCATTTGAGGTGTAGGATGATATTGGCAATCTGGAGGGTGGGGGGACCGGTTTCTTGGCCACTACCCATCCCCGTGGTGGTGATTTTGGCTCGCTTGGGTCGCTTGGGAGCGGGGGGTCGCTTGACGGGGGGCTTTTTTTCGGCCTCGGTGGTGACCGGGGTGACCGATACCTCCACCACGGGTACCTCCGTCGTCACCACCACCGACCCTTCCGTCGACCCCCCCACCGCCGTCACCGGGGCCGCTGCCGGGGTCGGGGCCGGGGTCGGGGCCGGGGTCGGGGCCTTGGGTTTTCGGGGGGGACGCCGTTTGGGGGGAGGTGTCTCGGTATTCAGGAGGTCGGACGAATCGCATACCACTATTTGGATATTGGGAGTTTCGACGGGCTCGGGGTCGACCACCGGCACCACCGTCGCTGCCGCCACCGTCGTCGGTTCGGCCGGCTTGCTAATCATCGGGCGTTTTTTACTTTTTGTCATATATTCACACACCAATACACGTAATAGTAGAAATGGGTCAAACTATGAATACACATCCCTCCAATCATTTATGTAGTTTTGGATTTTTCACGAGTGTTTTTTTGAAATCCTTCCCGCCCCCGACCCTCGGACCCCAAAGGGGATAAAGATACCGCCTGTACATATACACCAGACCCACCCCACCCACCCACCCCCACCCAAGATGCGTGGCCGTCCCCGAAAGCCTTCCCCCCCTCAGCGCCCCTTCATCTCGGAAGCCCATTACCGTAAACCGGTAGCCACCCACCCCACCGCCAACCCCACCACCAACCCCGTGACCGCCTCTTCCATCCCCTGGGTGGAAAAATACCGCCCTTCCCAGTTCCAAGATATTGTCTTGGACCCCCTCAATCGTGAATTGTTCCAGAATATTCTCAACAAACACTACTTCCCACACCTGTTGTTTTATGGCCCCCCGGGGACGGGAAAAACCACGACCATCATCAATCTCATCAACGAGTTCCAGAACCGGTATTACCGTATCAACAAGAGTAATGTCATCCATTTGAATGCCTCGGATGAACGGGGGATTGATATTATCCGTAACCAGATTCATCAGTTTGCCAAATCCAAGAACCTGTTTGAACAAGGGCTCAAGTTTGTCATCCTGGACGAAGTGGACTATATGACCAAGAACGCCCAACAAGCCCTCAAATATATCCTACAGACCTCTACGTACAATGTCCGGTTTTGCCTGATATGTAACTATATTACCAAGATGGATGAATCCCTGAAGAATGAGTTCTTGTGTATCCGGTTCAATCAGCTTCCCAAGACGGATGTCTTCAAGTTCATCAAGAATATCTGTGATAAGGAGGACCTTCGCCTCACGGACGAGACCCTGGAGACCATCCAAGACATGTATCAGTCCGATATCCGTAGTATGATTAATTTCATTCAGATGGAGGGGACCCGGGTCCAGTCACTCTATATTCCCTTTCATATGAATGTCCTGAAAGAGATTCGAAGTCGATTGTACAGTGAGACGGGGACCCTCGCAGAGTTTCATGCCTTTTTGAACGAGACCAGTATCAAGTATAATATGGATATTCGTACACTGGTCCAACGGTATTATAACTATCTGATACGGGAGGGGCTCTTGGGCCGGCCCCCCACCAACCTCGCCCCCACCTCGGCCGAAACCGTCTCCAAGATGTTGGACCAAATGAAAATCGTGATTCATCGCCCGGATATTCCGATTAGTATCCTTGTTGAGTATGTGTATCAGATTCGTTAGTATGGACTCCCGACCCGAGCCGAGCGTAATTTTTGGGTGGGACAGATGGCCCATCCAAAAATTGATTCCTCTCACCCCACCACTCGTCCAAACCAACATAAAGAAATCGTGACACTCCATAGAGTAATATAAAGAAACCATCTCCATGTCGACCCTAGACGATGAGTGGAAGAACTACCTATATTCACAGTACCAGGGTGGGGGAGGTGGTCATCCGACCAAGCCTATTATCAACTCTATTCCCATCGTCGACCCCGTACCCTCCCCCCTCGTTCCGGTAACCATGTCACCCAAGCCGTTGACCAAGACCCTCGACACCCCCGCCGACTCACCCACCCCGGACAAACCCCCGGCCCATGTCCCCACCATCGGTAAAATCAACCGTGAAATGGAGCTCATCATCTCCACCAAGACCAAGGTATTGTTCCTGAACCAAGTGGTGGATATTCATCGTATCTTCTGGGATATTCCGGTCATCGACTATTGGAACCCCGTCCCTGGGGTCCTCAAAAAACAGATTAAGGTGGTGTCCAAGACCCCGGAAGAATTCGAGGCTTACCAAGAACGACTCCATGGTATCCGGTACTATAAGGAGAACATCATCAAACAAATCAACAACCCCACCGCCCGTAGTATCAAGTTCAAAGACGAGCGTAAAATCACCATCGGGGTATCACGGAAAGACATCGTGTCGTACCGGGGGAAGGTCAAAAACGCCTTTTACAACTGTTTTGCTCTGATTGTCCGGTTCCAATGTGACGATGAACCTTTCAAAGAGGCTCATATCAAGGTTTTCAATACGGGTAAGATGGAGATTCCCGGGATTGTCAACTACCGGGTGCTGGATATTGTGAAGACGATGGTCCAAGGGATTCTTCAACCGTATTTAGAACAACCGTTGGATTTCATCGAGAACTCGAACGAAGACCATGTCCTCATCAATTCAAATTTCAACTGTGGGTTCTTTGTACACCGGGACCGGTTCCATGCGATTCTGAGTAGTGACAAGTATGGGATTGAGTCGGCGTTCGACCCCTGTAGTTATCCTGGAGTGAAGTGCAAGTTTTATTTCAATCACCAGGTCGGGTTTGACCGGGAGAAGCAGAATGGGAAGGTACATCCAGAAGACCGAAAGATGAAGTTGTCGGAGCTTATTGATAGCCGTAAATATACCGAGGTATCGTTCATGGTCTTTCGTACGGGGAGTGGTCTCATTGTGGGGAACTGTACCGAGAAGATTCTCCGGTTTGTATTTGAGTTCATCAAGGCCATCCTGATTGAGGAGTATGAGAACATTTGTATCTTGAGTGAGAACCCGGTGGTGAAGAACAAGCAGCCCAAGTTACGTAAGCGGACGATTACCTATACCAATGACTACTATAAGACGGTGATGGTCGACCCCGAACCTGAATCCGACACCCCCGAATCCGACCCCCACTCTCGGCTTGCGGTTTAGGGGAAAAATCGATATAAAGGATTATACTATAACTCTTCCATAGCCCGAACTGACCATATAAAGATGAGTAGTTTTGCAGCAACGACCCCGTCGGCCACGCAGGCCCCGGCCGCGGCCCCCACCTCGGCCCAATCCGCCCCGATTCAACCCTCGGCCCAGCCCATGACCTCGGCCTCGACGGTCGGTTGCCGTCTCCCGGATACCACGACCCTTCAGACGGCGGTGAAGTGGAGTATCATCGAGGACAAGCCCATCATGACGGACTATTGGGTGAACAGCCTGAACAACGAAATCTTGATCGGGGTGAAGAAGAATGGTGAGAAGCTCTTGGTGAAGAGTGTGGATGAGTACACGAGCCCCATCTCGAAGATTCTGAAGCACAACCAGGATTATATCATCATCACGGAGAACTCGATTTACCTGACGGATTCGGGAATCTCGGCCAAGACGATTACGTAAATGTCCCCCTCCCAATATCTACACCCCCATGTCCACTCATCCAATACCCATATAAAGACACCCCGTATATGTATCGTGTGGAGAGGACGAATACCAAGTTCTCTCCACCCCATATTGCTCACATATTTTAACGGTTAGAATGCGGTCCTTATAAGTCTGCGATCCCAGTTCGATTCTGGGTGTGAGTAATCGGTCGGTGTGGTCGGACACCACAGTATGCTTTGGTGGCCCAGTTGGTTAAGGCGAACGGCTGTTTGTTGCATTATGCATCCAGTAAAACCGTTAGATCGTAGGTTCGAATCCTGCCCGAAGCGAAATTGATATCATATCAAGTTCATAAGTGTCGACCATACTTATGAAAGTCATCCAAAGATAACTCGATAACCATAACAGCCCGAACACCATCATGACCATCCCCATCTCTCAGTTACCCCCCGAGATTCAACGTCATATCCTGTCCTATACCTACCAGCCTCAGCCCCCGGCTCTCTTGGCCGATATCCGCCATTTTTTCACCACCAAGGCGGCTGCCCATACCTACTACTACCATAGGTATATTGTGTATTGGCGCGATCCTGAACCCGAGGATAAATACTGGTTTATGAGTGATGTCTATGCGTTTGCTCATTCACCCAAGATACGTAAGACGGCGCACACTCCGTTTGCCGTGCGTCTCGCCAACCGTAATCTTCAAAGCAGGATCAACGTGATATGGGGGTGGCTCACTCCGTATCAACGTGAGATATTCTTGATATTCTTGGGTAATAACCATATCAGAGACTCGCCGTGAAACCCGGCGTCGCCCCATCGCCCCCTTCTCCATATACATGATATCGTATGCATACATCATGTATATCCGACCCATCCCCCACCCAACTCGCCATCCATCACACCATCCCCCACTCCACCTCATTTACATAATCTCCTGGAGAGCCGCGATTTGCTCCGGGGTCAAGGCCGCCGGGAATTCCACCTCAAATTCGATGACCAAGTTCCCCGTCTGGTTTTCCCGCTTCATCCCCATCTGAGGAATCACCTTACGGTAATTGGGCTGAATCACACTAATATTGGTCTTATTGTTAATCGACAAGGTCGTTCCACTCAGATGCACAATATCGAACGAAAACCCACACAACGACTCCTTCAATGTAATCGTCTTCTTGTAGATCAGGTCCATTCCCTCCCGCCGGAACACCGACTCATTTTTGATATTGATACCAATCTTGATGTCCCCCTTGATCTGGTCATTGATACGGTTACCCCGGTTATGTATCACCACGAAATCACTTTCGGTCAACCCGGGAGGGATGGTCACCTGAATCACCTCACGTTCAATGGTACGCATACTATGGTCAATCATCACCCAGCGCTCAATCTCCATCGGAATCGTCGCCCCCCGATAGCACTGTTCCAAGGTGATGTCCACATTGCGAATCAGGGGTGGAGGCTTTTGTAACGGAGGCTGCTGAGGGGCCTGCTGGTGATGCTGTTGGAAAAATGGGTGACCGTTCATCGGTTGGCCCTGGTGGAAAATACGCACCCCGGGGATACCTCCCATATGGACCCCTCCCATCCCGGGGAACCCTCCTCCCATCCCCATCCCCCCGAACATCATGTTGAACATATGGTTGATATCCCCGAATTCGTCCCCTCCCACCGGGTGCATCCCCGGAGGAAACCCCCCGGGCATTCCTCCCATCCCCCCCATCCCCCCAAACGGGTTCTGCGACTGAGCATCGAACTGCTGACGCTTGTCGGGACGACTCAAGGTGTCGTAGGCGGAACTAATCTCTTGGAACTTGGCCGTGGCAGCGGGGTCGTCAGGATTCTTATCGGGATGATACTTCATCGAGAGCTGACGAAACGCGGTTTTAATTTCCTTATCGGTGGCATTGTTGGCCACACCCAAGACATGGTATGGGTTACTCATGACAATGATATAATGACCACTGGACGAACGAACTTACTTAGTTATCGCCCCATTTGTTTATACCGTTGTCGGGGTGATAAGCCATGGACCGTTTTCTCTGTACAACATATACGTACTCGGTCCCATCCCCATCCCCATCCCCCGATCCGATATGAAAATCCCCACCCCCTCCCCGGGGTTTCTTGGTCAAAATAACCTCCTAATGGTCTTGGTCGTCATCTTGGCAATCACCATGGTCCTCATGATTTGGTATCGTTCCTCCGCCCCCAGGCGACAAGAGGGGTTCATCCAGAACGAAAAGTTCTTGGTACGCCGGCAAAAAGATATCTATGACGAGTTCACTGCCCATATCTACGACAAGATTCACCGACCCAAGCAACTGAACCAAACCATCTTTGATGCGACCGCGTCCCTGACCCAGACCGACCCCCAACGAAGCGTCTTCTTGGATGCAGGGTCGGGTACGGGTGAATTGGCTGCCTATATTCAGCAAAAGGGGTACAAATACGTGTTTGGGATCGACCAATCTGCCCATATGAACCAAGCCGCCCACCTCAAGTACCCCCATCTTCAACTCAAGCAGGGGGATTTAGACCAACCCATGGCCTTTGATAAGCACACCTTTACTCATATCCTTATGACGGGACATACCATCTATAGTTTCTCTGACAAGGTTCAGCTGTTCCGTAACCTATACTATTGGTTGATGCCCCATGGCTACCTTATTTTACAGTTGGTGGACCGGGAAAAATTCGACCCGATACCCACGGTGGGTAAACCCCTCTTGGTCGATTCGGTACAGGTATTTGTTGAAGACCGGGTGACCGATACCGAGATTGATTTCATCGAATTTCGGTACAAGTCATCGTATGATTTTTCCCAGACGACCAAGAACCAGGTCATCTTCCAAGAGGCCTTCACGGATGCCTGTACCCATCATGTCCGGATGAATGAGCAAATCCTCTACATGGAATCCGTGGAGGATATTGTGTATATGGCCCAGTACGCCGGGTTCTTGGTGCATGGTCAGATGAACTTGATGGAGGCAATCCATGACAAGCACCAGTACATCTTTGTCTTGGAACGGCCGAACTAGGCCCACCCACCCTTCCCCCACCCTCCCTCACCCCACCATCTAAACATACGGCTCCCTCATATAGTTCCGTATGTTTATCGTATATAACGTCCCGACCGGGAGAAGCTATCCAAGACATAGATTAAGAACACCCCCACCAGGGAGAACATGACAAATTCCTCCAAGACATTGTTGGTTTTCTCATTGGCCTGTTCTTCCAAGAGATGAATCATATAGTTGATTTTATCCATAAGCCGGTCGTCGTTCTTGGGAAGTGGACCACCCATTCCCCCCGTATACTTGGGAATCTGGGAAGGGGGCTGGTAAGCCGCCCGGTAGTCACTGTTTTTATCTAAATTCAGGTTATTGGCGGAAAAGGTTGGCCGTGACGGGGCCGGGGGGGTGAACCGGGGATTGACCGGGGGGACATAGGTAGGTAAATTATCAAACCCTCCCATACCTCCTCCCCGACCATCGCCTCCATTCCCTCCATTCCCTCCCTCGCTCCCCTCGGTCTTTTTCGTATTGACAATTGGGTGAGAGAGAGGTTTGAAATCCGCTAAATTATTCCCGTCGTTATCCACGTTGAGAGACTGCATTTGTTGTATGAGTTCATGGACCCGGGTTTGACGGGAGGTATCACTCGATTCAGAACTAGATTCCGACCCTAATCCCGTCGCCATACCCACCCCGCCCCCCGCCACCGCCGCATACATACGGGAGGTATCCGAATAATTCGAGGAGGCCAATTTCCAAGACGGTTCTTGGGAGACATACCCGTCGGGTTCCCCCATGGTATTCATGGGGGCAGGTTGTGGACTGGGAGACGTACGTTTGATGGTTTTTCGCATGGTGGGGGTCCTTTTTTTCTGGGGGTCATCGCTTATCCATGGTGATGCCGATGATATCAATGACATAGGATGGTATAATGATATAGATATGGGGTACCTTGTGATGGGGTATGGTGATGGATATAGGTAAAAATACCTTCGTACTTGATATTTGCTTAGATAATATCAACCTGATTCTGTACTCCTTTTACCTAAAGTACTTGCCGTATCGGGTTCGTCCCCTGACCATCTCATCCACGGGCCGATACAAAGTCTTGGCGGGTAATACATTGTTTGGCCACCCGACCATTCTCTTCGGTAAAGATGGTGGCGAGGATGTCCCGGTTGTTGGGGTCGTCACAATCGGTATTGACCGGGGGCGGGGGTAGTACCGATTCCGATTCCGGTTCCACCCCCGGCTCTAATCCCGGACCAGGTCTCTCCCCCATGGGTGCCTCTTCAACCCCGGTCGGACCCTCTACCCGTGGCCCTCTCTCCTCGGGCCCCCCCACCATACTTCTAAAGGGAGGGGGTTCGTCGGAAAGGAGGTATTTCATTTTCATGACTAAATTATCACGTGATGGTGGGAGGGGCTCGTCCCTCGCCCCGGGGTTCAATCCCAGTAAATACTTCATCTTGGTCAAAAGCCACGGAGAAACCATGGTTCGTATCCTCTGGGGTTGTTCTATAAATATCATATATACAACAACCACCCCAACCACCCCAACCACCACAACCACCACAACCATCCACCCTCTTCCCACCCTCTTCCCACCCCCTCCCACCACCTCGTCATGGGTGGTGATATATCTTTCCATTGATAAGCCGGTAGTTCAAGGGGAACCGTTCGACCCTCAATCCTACCCGGTCAATATGGGCCTTCAAGAGGGGCTCGGGCCCGTAATACCCTATACTTGTCATGAGTTCATCCAAGAGGGGTTCCACCTCCGGATACAACATCATGTATTTCTCCATGGCGTAATAGGACCCCATGGCAAGTTGGTCGTTGAGACCTCCCCAGTCACTCCCACCAGGGACCCAGACGGTATCGTCACCCATCCCCATCCCCACCTCGGTCACCAACCCATAGTTCAAGGGTTCGTAACACCAGGTATCCAACCGGGTACTGATGACTAAATCGTACCAGGTCCTGGTACGTACCATATAATCCCGAAGTCCCTCAAATACCCGCCGCCGGTTGACCCACATACACATCATGTTATGGGGATTCGACTGGGGGTGGCATGACCACCGGGACACATCGAGGTATTGTATGGGGTCATCACATACTACTCGAGGCTGGTATCGGGCCACAAAATCTTCCAGGTTTTCTACACATTCCGGGCTATGACTCAAAAAAAAGTCACATGTATGCCCCTGTACCACCATCGCCTGGATATTGTCGTAGTGTTCTTGGTATCGATGAATACGTCCGGAGAATAGCACAGCAATTTTCATGGTAACTTCACAATGAAAAATACAGTATGTACAACGTTCTGTTTGTCGATTATATTTACCGATTATACTATAGGTATGGTTAGTACTATTTACATTCTATTTACACGATGCTAGGTGAACTGTTTACGCCACCGCCTTCTTTCTCACCACCTTCTTCTTCGCGGCGTTGGGGTCTTCGGCCGTCGCTGTCGCCGCCGTAAACACCGTCGTAGGAGCGGCCGTAGGAGCCGGAGTGGCCGTCGTCACCGGTGCGATCATCGGCGCCGGAATATCGTCTTCGGCATCACTGTCCTCAACCTGAGTGGGGGGAGGGAGCATCTCCTTCTCGACCAACTCCTCGGCGGTAACATCGTCCAGAATCACCTGCTTCTCCATGGTCTGTTTCTCCTCCGCGGAGAGGGTGACATGGCACTTACCGTAGGCACTGACCACCTCACGTGGCTTGACGATACACTGGAACATCTTCCATGTGAGGCCCCAGCCCTTACCACCAATCCAGATACCCGTGCACTGGAGACCACAGGCGACCTGGCTGAGCTTGGGCACAAAGTCCATGGGGGTCATATGCTCGTCCTCACAGGGGAAGATGAGCTCCGAGTTGGTATTGTAAATCTCCACCCCCCACTTACCGTTGTAGTTCGGCACCTTGGCCCGGATGGACGGGGGGCGAGTATAATCAAACTTCTTGGTGTCCTTGTTCTTGGAGTACTTGAGGAACGGGAAGAACGTGTGCTTGACGAGCTCGAGACTCATGGACTCGCCCCACCAAAGCTCCGAGTTCTTGACCGCATCGTTCAAGATTTGGGTCTCAAACGCCTTGAGCTTCTCGAGGAACTGGTCACTCGTAGCGTTACGGTACTCGTCGTTCGGGAAATTGAGTGAGATTTGGTACTTGCCATCGGACTCACCCTTATCATCGATGAAATCTGAGATACCCCAGGTCATCATGAGAGGGGTCGTAATGTGGAGCGAGCGGTTGGTCTGCTTGCTGAGCACATTGATCGACTTGCCACCTTTGTCATTCACCTTGGGAGCCATGTACTTGATGGCGGACGTATCCCAATCGGCGACAGAGAGAACGATGTTCTTAGAGGACATATTGGATAAGACTGGTTTTGAAAGACGAGTGCTTAAGACTGGTGTTGGGGGTGCTTGTTGTTGTTGGTCAACGATGGGCTGGTACACTATTATACAGGCTTGGTTCTAAATCAATTTTCCGAGGAACACTCCCTCATAAAACACTCTCGACCCGTGTTCGGACCTCGACACCCGTCCAAATCGATGTAAACACAACACAACACAACACAACACAACACAACACGACCCCATCACCCCTCCCATGCAATCCGCCTCCAACCCCAACGCCCTCTTCATCAGTAAGTACAAGCCGTATTCCCTCGACGGGTTCTTCGCCTCCCATAAGTTCAAGTCGGTTCTCAAGACCCTCTTGGAGATGGACGACCTCAACATCCTCTTCATTGGTAACACGTGTTCGGGTAAGACCATCCTTCTCCATACCCTTATTCGGGAGTATTACCAGCTCCAACCCAATCAGCCGGTTCCGGAAAACAATATTCTCTATGTGAACAATCTCAAAGAGCAGGGAGTCAGTTTCTTTCGGAGTGAGCTCAAAACGTTCAGCCAGTCCCATAGTACGATTTTCGGTAAGAAGAAGATGGTGATTATTGACGATATCGACACGATGAACGAGCAGAGCCAGCAGGTCTTTCGTAACTATATCGATAAGTACCGCCATAATGTCCATTTTCTCTCGGTGTGTACCAATATTCAGAAGGTGATCGAGAGCTTCCAGTCCCGTATGCATATTATCCGTATCGAGCCCTCCACGGAAGCCCAAATCGAAGAGTTGTATGAGAAGATTGTCCGAGATAACCAACTCATGGTGGCCCAAGATGCCAAGAATTTCCTCTTGAAGTACTGTAAACACTCCATCCGGTCCCTCATCAACCATATGGAGAAGATTTGGACCTTGGGGCGGCCCATCACGATTGATACTTGTGTGAAATTGTGTGGTATAGATACGACCCAGTATGAGAAGTATATGTTGGCTCTCCGTAACCGGGACCTCCAGGCGGCCATCAAGATTATGTATGATATCTATGATTATGGGTACAGTGTCATTGATGTGATGGAGAGCTTCTTCGGGTTCATCAAGATGACCCAGCTGGTCACCGAGGAGGAAAAGTACCGTATCATCACCTATTTTTGTCAATACATCACGGTGTTTTATACGGTACATGAGAATGTCATTGAGCTGGCCTTTTTCACCAACGATATGTATAAGCTCTTGGGTACGGACCCAGAGACCCCGGATGCGGAACCGAAAATTGAATCGGGACTTCCGGCCGAGACCCCGGGGTCAACCACCACCGTGTAATTCAAACCCATACAGAACCAACTCTCGATATCTTCTTATATACACCCATACCCATCTCACACCGTAATCATGGGAACCTCCTATTCTACGACTCCGAACCCCTATCCCACACCCACACCTCTACGGGTGAGTTTTGAAGGCTCCATGGTACCGGATTTTACAGAGGACGAAACTCCGGATCACTGTCGTCCAGTGGATATTCACGATGTGACCCCGGCCCCCACCCCGGCCCCCACCCCGGCCCCCACCCCGGCCCCCA